GTAACCCCAGGAGAAGTCAATGGCAGTGCCAACAACTAGAGCCGATTTTAAGGAATATTGCCTGCGTGCCCTAGGGAAGCCAGTCATCGACATCAACGTGGCTGATACCCAAGTAGAAGATCGTATCGACGAAGCTCTAAGCTATTACGCAGACTATCATTTCGATGCGTCTGCAGTCGTTTACTACAAGCATCTGATTACAGAACAAAATATCACTGACAAATACATTACGCTCCCGGAAAACATCTTGGGGGCCGTTCGTATATTCCAACTTGGTGGTTGGGGTATGACGTCCACGAATGATATTTTTAACATCAACTACCAGATTGCTCTGAACGACCTATATACGTTGGCCAGCTCGTCCATGATTCCATACTATATGCTTCGTGAGAAGCTAGGGCTGATGCAAGAAATGCTTGTAGGTCAGCAGCTCATCCGCTACGAGCGCCATCGTAATAGACTCCACGTTGACATGAACTGGGATAAGGTCAAGGCTGGCCAGTATCTAGTGGTCGAGGCGTACGAGGTGGTGAATCCGGATGAATTCGAGGATGTGTGGAAGGATCGCTGGCTCTATCGCTATACAACAGCTTTGATCAAGAAACAATGGGGTCTCAACCTCACTAAGTTTGTTGGTGTGCAAATGCCGGGCGGCGTTCAGTTCAACGGTCAGCAGATTCTTCAGGATGCTCAGGATGAGATCCGGAAGATGGAAGAAGAAATGATCACTACATATTCGCTTCCACCATCTGATATGGTTGGGTAAAATATATAGTGGCCACAAATCAGTATTTCAATAATTACGCGTCAGCAAACGAGCAGCTTCTACTCGAAGATCTAATCATCGAGTCTATACGCATGCATGGAATCGACGTTTATTATCTTCCAAAAAAGACTGGTAATTTTGATGAGATTTACGGTGAGGATACTGCAGTATCGTACGATACTGCAATCCCAATCGAAATGTATATCAAGAACGTAGATTCTTTCGGGGGCGATGGCTCCTTCATGTCTAAGTTCAACATCGAGATCCGCGATCAGATGACACTTACTGTCGCCCGCCGAGTTTTTACTGATACTATTGGAACACCAGAAGGCATTTTGCGACCAAACGAAGGTGATCTTATTTGGTTCCCGCTGAACAACAAGATGTTCAAGCTGCAATACTCAGATGAAAAGGCGATGTTCTACCAGCTCGGAGATTTACAAGCCTGGGATCTTACAGTGGAAATGTTTGAATACTCAAACGAGAAGTTTTCAACAGGCATCGCGATTATTGATGCCCTTGAGGACATTCATAGTACTGCACTTACTTCGTTTGCTATTCTCACCGATGCTGGGTTGCCTATTACCGATGATAGTGGATTCTACATCATCAACTCCGAATACGAAGACATGGTTGAAGACCAATTGGATCCATTCTTTGATAACTCAGAAATTCAAGCTGAAGCTGACGCTTTGCTTGATTTTACCGAAGGTAATCCGTTTGGAGATGACTACTAATGCTAGGCAACAAAACATTTGATCATGGTATGATCAGGAAGTATGTCGTTGCTTTCGGCACACTCTTCAATGAAATCTTTATCAACACTAAGGATGGTGATGAGGTAATCAAGACTCTAAAGGTGCCACTATCCTACGCTGAAAAGGATAAGTTGATGGCCAGGGTGCTTGGGGATCCTACCATTGACAACAAGGTAGCTGTTACTCTTCCACGCATGTCGTTTGAAATGACAAACATCTCATACGATGGATCTAGGAAATTCTCCAAAATCATGAAAGTTGGAAGATCTGGGCCCGACTCCGGCGCCTCTAGCTTCAACCCGGTTCCGTATAACTTAACATTTTCGTTATACATAGCTGTGAAGAACACTGAAGACGGCACCAAAATTGTCGAGCAGATTCTTCCTAACTTTACTCCAGACTGGAACGTCACGGCCAATCTCGTTCCAGGGCTCGATGCGAAAGTTGATATCCCGATCATCTTGGATAACGTGTCCAAGGAAGACTCCTATGAGGGCGACTATAAAACTCGGCGTGCCATTATCTGGACGCTGAACTTTACGGTCAAGGGGTATATTTTCGGTCCAGTGACCGATCGCAAGCGCATCGAGACGGCCATCATTGACATCTTCGACGATAACAAGGTTCCAGCAGCTCTGGCTGTCACGATTACCACTACAGTTGACGGTGTAGACATAGAAGAGTTCTAATGCCTGAAGACGATATTTCGAAATTTCTCGGTATGAAATCAATCGATGAGGTCATTGCGAATAAGCAAGAAATCATCGAATACAAAGAGCAGCTTCCGGCTGATAACTACAAAGTCGATCCCCGTAAGGATGAAGACTTTGAGAGTGCCCGTGATATGGTCAAGGACGTTCTCAATATCGGCACAACTGCCCTTGAAGAGATGGCTGCCATTGCACAGCAATCCCAAAGCCCAGCTGCTTATGAGAAGCTGGGTGCGCTCATGAACTCCATGACGGCAGCGTCCAAAGTCCTTCTAGAAATCCACAAAAAGAAGAAGGAGATCGACAAAGCCGAGATCGATACTCCTGCTATTGCTGACGGAGCTGGAGAACAAACTGTTGTCCACAACAACCTCTTCGTTGGATCTACTCGTGACCTTCAAAACCTAATCGAAGACATGAGGAAGAAGAACGAAGAGAAGGAAAATAACGATGAGTAATCTCGACACGGTCGGGATTGACAACATGAAGTCCTATAACGGCAACCCACTGCTAAAGCGGGCTGGCGTTAAGGTCAACTGGACGCCTGAACTTATGGGTGAGTGGCTCCGGTGTGCTGAAGATCCGCACTATTTCATCGAAACCTACATGAAGATCATCAACGTTGATGATGGCCTGGTCAAATTCAAACTTCATGACTATCAGGTCGATATGCTCGACGCCATGGTCAACAGCCGATTCACGTGTCTAGCTACGGCCCGGCAGGTCGGTAAGTCTACGGTCACGGCTGGGTTCATCACCTGGTTCATCCTCTTCAACAAGGAAAAAACCGTTGGTCTTCTGGCCAACAAAGAAGCAACCGCTGTTGAAATTCTTGGCAAAGTCCAACTTGCGTATCAACACCTTCCAGCTTGGCTTCAACAGGGAGTCAAGGAGTGGAACAAGGGTTCCTTCGTTCTTGAAAACGATTCCCGCGTCATCGCTGCTGCTACATCCTCCGACGCTATTCGTGGTTATTCGCTGTCCATGCTCTTTATCGATGAAGCAGCGTTCATCGATAACTGGGATACGTTCTTCGCGTCTGTTTTCCCTACCATCTCCTCCGGTAAGAAAACAAAGATCGTTCTAGTTTCAACACCAAATGGTTTGAATCACTTTTACAACATTGTCGACGGGGCCAGGAAAAAGAAAAACGAATATTCGCTCGTCGAGGTAAAATGGAATCAGGTACCTGGTCGAGACGAGGACTGGAAGGCTGCTGTTCTCCAAGGTATGGGTCACGACTTAGTAAAGTTTGCTCAAGAATACGAAGTAGAATTTGCTGGTTCATCCGGTACACTTATTTCTGGATCTAAGCTTAAGGAACTGGTTGCCCAAACCCCTTTGATGGAGGCAGACAACGTCACCCAGTACAAGAAGCCACGGCCTGAGCATACGTATTGCCTGATTGCTGACGTTTCGCGCGGTAAAGGCCTTGACTATTCTGCATTTCATATCATCGACATCACTGAGATGCCGTATCAGCAGGTTTTGACTTTCAGGTCCAACCAGATTGTTCCATACGACTATTCCGAAGTGATTCATCGCCTGGCCAAGATGTATAACGAAGCCGTAATCTTGGTAGAGATCAATGATATCGGTGGCCAGATTGTTGACGCACTTTACCATGACTTTGAATACGGTGGAGTCCTGGGCACTGAAAATGCTGGCCGGTCAGGTAAGAGAATCTCATCAGGGTTTGGTGGTAAGACCGAGCTAGGAATCAGGACTACAAAATCCGTCAAAAATGCCGGATGCTCTCTGATCAAACTCCTGATTGAACAGAACCAGCTTGTCATTCATGACAAGGAAACCATCTCAGAGCTAAACACTTTCTCTAAGAAAGGCGTCTCGTATGAGGCTGAACCTGGCAAGAACGATGACCTGGTTATGGGTCTGGTTTTGTTTGGTTGGCTATCAGGTCAGGACTATTTCAAAGAGTTAACCGATATCAACACGATGATTAATCTGCGTGAAAAATCAGAAGAAGATATTGAGTCTGCTATGCTTCCATTTGGCTTCTACAGTAATGGTATCGACGATGAAGAGGAGGATGGCTCATCCATCCACAGTTTCTAGTTTTATAAATACACTAGGACAATTTAGACCTCTAGAGGAGATACAACATGGCATTCAGCGTTTCAGCGGGTGTGAACATTTCTGAGATAGACCTCACTACGATCGTGCCTGGTACCTCTACCACTGAGGGTGCAATCGCAGGCATCTTTGGATGGGGACCCGTCGGCGAAGCTACTCTGATCAGCAACGAAAGTGCTCTTGCTGCTCGTTTTGGTAAGCCAACCAACAATAACGCAGAGACCTGGTTCGTCGCTGCAGACTTCCTGTCCTATGGCAACTCGCTTCTCGTCACACGTGCAGCAAACACCACCGATGCCGCTGGTACGGTCGGCGTCCTGTCTGCTATCGCAAACACCGGTTCGGCTAACCTGGTTAACCACGTTGTCAAAAGCGCCTCAGATTGGGAAGTCAAAGAAGACACTGTCGAAGCTGACGTTCACTTCATCGCTCGCTACCCTGGTACGATGGGTAACTCCCTGCGTGTCGCAGTTTGCGAAACCGCAAACCAGTTCAGCTCTACGGTTGCCAACACGACTATCTTCCCAGCCAACGCATCGATCAACGTTGCGTCTGCTGCTATTTCGTTCGTTTCCGGTGACCGCTTCGGTACGGTTACGATCGCTGCTGCAAACGCTACGATCCTCGATACTGTCGTAGACGGCTATGCTACCACGACTAAAGCTGCACTGGCTGCCGCTGTTATCGAGGGTGACCTTCTGCTGGTCAATGGTCAATACGTAAAGGTTGCCAATATTGCCGCCCCAACTGTTGCATCTTCTGCTAACGGCTTCATTGCTTCGATCAAAATCAATCTTGCTGACGAGTACACACAGCTTGGCACGACCACGACTCGTGACCTTAGCCGCTTCTGGGAGTTCTCGACTGTTGTTGATGGTGCCCCTGGTCAGTCCGAATATGTCGCGGCTCAAGGTAACACTGCAGCAAGTGATGAAGTTCATGCTGTCATCGTCGATGCTGGCGGTGTCTTCACGGGCGTCCCTGGCCAAGTTCTGGAAGTCTATCAGAACCTGTCGCGTGCAACTAACGCACGTTCCCCAGACGGTCAAAACATTTACTACAAGAACGTCATCAATGACGGTTCCAACTATGTTTGGGCTGGCGCTGATCGTGCTAACGCTGCATCCGCTACAGCAACTGCTATTGCCAGTGCAACTAACGCTACGCCTCTGAACATCCGCATGGCCGGTGGATCCGATGGTGCGGCCGAGGATACTGTGGCACTAGCTGTTCTTGCTGCTGCGTACGACACCTTCACTAATGCCGAGCAGGTTGATGTTTCGATCATCATGGCTGGTAAAGCTGTCGGTGGTGCCCTCGGCGAAGGCCTGGCCAAGTACATCAAGGACAACGTCGTTGACACCCGCCTCGACTGCGTTCTGACCGTATCCCCACCACGTGCTTCTGTTGTCAATAACGCTGGTTCTGAAGCATCTAGCATCGTTGCATTCCGCAATGCGCTTGGAAGCTCTTCGTACCTCATCATGGACTCCGGTTACAAGTACCGCTATGACAAGTACAACGATATGTACCGCTACGTTCCACTGAACGGCGATATTGCCGGTCTCATGGTCCGTACAGACGAAACTCGCGACCCTTGGTTCTCTCCAGCTGGTTTCAACCGCGGTCAGATCAAAAACATCGTCAAGCTTGCATGGAACCCAGACAAAGCAAATCGTGACACCCTCTACAAGAACGGTGTTAACCCTGTCGTAACATTCCCAGGTCAAGGAACAATCCTGTACGGTGACAAGACTCTGCTGGCTAAGCCATCAGCGTTCGACCGCATTAACGTGCGTCGCCTGTTCATCGTTCTGGAGAAGGCTATCGCTACGGCTTCCAAGTTCACCCTGTTCGAGTACAACGACGAGTTCACCCGTGCTCAGTTCCGTTCGCTAGTCGAGCCATTCCTGCGTGATGTTCAAGGCCGCCGTGGTATCTACGATTTCCGCGTCGTCTGCGATGAGTCCAACAACACCGGCGAGGTCATTGACCGCAACGAGTTCGTTGGTGATATTTACATCAAGCCAGCCCGTTCTATCAACTTCATTCAGCTCAACTTTGTGGCCGTTCGTTCGGGCGTCGAGTTCTCTGAGGTTGTAGGCAAGTTCTAATAAAAAGATCCTAGGTTCAACTAGGACGGGAACCTTAGGGGAGGCCGTCAGGTCTCCCCTTTTTCCTACCGGAACGGGGTCTCAAACAATATAAATAGGTGGTATAACATATGCCACTCATTCAGGAGAAAACAGCCGATGGCTTTCAATATCAACGATATCCGTTCCCAGCTGACCTACGGTGGCGCTAGACCGAACCTCTTCCAGGTTCAGTTCAGCAACCCAGCGAACGGTGCTGGTGACCTGAAGGTTCCATTCCTTGTTCAAGCCGCGGAAATTCCAGCTGCAACTATTGGAGAGATCCAAGTTCCATATTTTGGTCGTACGATTAAGGTAGCAGGAAACCGTACTTACGGAAACTGGACAGTCACAGTCATGAACGACGAAGACTATCTCATCCGTAACGCCCTTGAGCAATGGTCTAACCGTATCAACTCCTTCGAAGGCAACGTTCGTACCTTCGGTGGTCCAGAATCTGCCCGTTACAAATCGACCGGCCGTGTTACGCAAATGTCCAAGGACGGCCGTGCACTTCGCACGTATCGCTTCAACGGTATTTTCCCTGTTGACGTTTCCGGAATTGGCCTTAACTGGGCTGACAACGATCAGATCGAAACGTTCCAGTGCACATTTGCTTACGACTGGTGGGATATCGACACCAGCATCACCGGCAACGCCGGCGGCGTCTAAAGATAACCTGTGAAGGGGGAGGCCTAGCTTCCCCCACCATCCCTTTATGGAAGTAATCAACGCATGGAGCTATTTGGCTTTGAGTTCCGTCGAAAAGTAGACACGGATCCATCAGTACAACCGAATTCATTCGCACCTGAGGTGAACGAAGACGGGGCTGTAAATATTTCTACAGGGGGTGTTTACGGCACTTCCATTGACCTCGACGGATCTATTCGCTCGGAAGCAGAGCTAATTACTAGATACCGTGAAGCAGTTCAAAACCAGGAGCTGGATACCGCTGTCACGAAAATCATTAACGAAGCAATCGTGCAAGATGAAGACAACGAAGTTGTCAAGATTGTATTGGATAAGCTTGAGTTTGGTGATAACGTCAAGAAGATGATCTCGGATGAGTTTGCTTATGTCACTGATCTTCTTGATTTCAATATTTCTCCCTACAAAATATTCGAAAACTGGTATGTAGACGGTCGTCTGTACTACCATGTGATCATTGACCCGAAAGATCCAAAGGCTGGCATCAAAGAGATGCGATACCTGGATCCGCGTAAGATTCGCAAAGTCAAAGAGACCAAGTCTAAGCGCATGGCTCAAGGCGTTGTGGTCAAAGAGGTTGCTAAGGAATATTACATCTACTCAGACCGTATTCTAAATACGAAGCAGGTTTCAGGTCAGTCCACAAACGACGGCGCCTTAAAAATCGCCAAAGACTCGATCATCCACGTCACATCTGGGCTAACTAGCCCTAACGGCGATATGATCCTGTCATATCTTCAAAAAGCGCTGCGCCCACTGAATCAACTGCGGGCTCTGGAAGACAGCCTGGTCATCTATCGTATCTCTAGAGCGCCTGAGCGCCGGATCTTCTATATTGACGTTGGTAACCTGCCAAAGGCTAAGGCCGAGCAGCACCTTCGTGATATTATGAACAAGTTCAAGAACAAACTCATTTACGATTCTGCTACAGGCGCAATTAAGGATGACCGGAAGGTCATGACAATGCTGGAAGATTTCTGGCTCCCACGCCGTGAGGGCGGTAAGGGCACTGAGATCACCACCCTTCCTGGTGGCCAGAACCTCGGTCAAATCGATGACATTACGTACTTCCAGAAAAACCTTTACAAATCCTTGAACGTTCCGATCAGCCGCCTAGATTCTGAGCAAAACTTTAACCTAGGTCGTTCTAGCGAAATTTCCCGGGACGAATTGGAGTTTTCGAAGTTCATTACGCGACTACGCGCTTCATTCGCGCAACTATTTGTCAAGACGCTTGGCACTCAACTGATGTTGAAGAATATAGTTACGCCTGAAGACTGGGAGCAAATCAAAGGTAAGATTCGTTTCAACTTCAACAAAGACAACTTCTACGAAGAACTGAAGGAGACCGAGATTCTTCGTGAGCGTATTACTATGCTTCAACAGATTGATGACTATGCTGGCAAGTATTACTCGCATGAGTGGGTTCGTACTAAGGTTCTTCGCCAGACTGAAGAAGAAATTAAAGAAGAAGATAAGAAAATCGCTAAGGAAGTCGATGTTGCTCAATATCAATCAGTAGAAAATGCGGCGCCTGGTACAGATGCCGGCGGCGATGGGCAAATGGATCAACCGCCTACGCCTGGAACACCTGTCGGCCCAGATCGCTAAGTCTTATAAATAAGGTAATTGGAGATTATACTATGCCTCAAGATCAACGAATTTTAGACATCATCGCTGCCTCTTCTGAACAGAGACCAGCCGATGTTGGAGCTATTGTTAATGAGCTAATCGGAGAGCGTATTCATGCTCTGATCGACCAGCGCCGCGATGACACACGGGCGAATTTCTTCCCAGAAATCGACGCCGAATAATATCAATTAACCACAGAGGAAGCAAAATGGCGAAGACGCTAAAAACAATTCTAGAAACATACGCTCCTCGATCTGTAGACGAGAAGAAGTTTATTGACAAGCATGTTATTGTCAAGCACCCAGACCGTAACGGAAATGGTGATGAAGTTTTCAACGCCTCTAACATCAAGACCGTCAAGCGCGCTTCCGAGCATGGTTACGATGCTGGTAAGGATGCAGCGGTTTATGAAGATGTTCAGCAAGTTGATGAAATCTTCGGATCACGGGGCCTCCGTCTAGGTAAGAAACAATCTGAGTTGTATCCAGAAAACGAGTATACTAAATATGGTGAAGATCACAACCGTGGGCCTATGGGCCTTCCAGATATGGGTCACGGTCATAACTTTAACCGCCATATGCCAAAAATTGAATCGCACCCTAGTTTCCGTGCGGCTGTAGCGGCGACCGATCGTGATATCGATCATAAGACCAGCCAGCACCAGCGGATGAATCATCCAGCTGTTCAGCAAATTGCTAGGGATTTAGGTCATAGCACTTTCCAAGTTCATGACTATACGTCAAAGGGGCCATTTTACCGTCGTTGGGGTCACATGGACTTCGACAAGTATTCGCCAACTGATGGGCCAACGAGCCCGTATTTCGATCGCCACCACGATCGTGTACCACACGAACACGACTAAGATCGGATCATTCATTTGACA